CACCCTGGGTTGCGCCCGTTGCGTTCTGCATGGAGGCAATGCACCCCACGTCGTCGTAGCGCATCCGGGAGCCAAGTTGGGACATCATCCCTGCCTGGGAGACGTAGTTCCGTCCAAGCCAAGCCTGTAGGTCGTCACCGTAGTCACCACCATAGATGTTCCCGTTGTAGCGAAGCTCTGCGGAGACACCAGCACTCGATCCAGAGTAGAGCCGCCCCGAGTTGACACGGATGTCACCACGGGTCACCACGTTTCCGTTAGGGTCGAACGCGATAGATTCGTCACGTCCCAGGCTGCGAAGACGCCAGGTCCCACCGTTGTCCACCCAGAAGAGTCCCCGCTCTGTGCCGTCCTGCTGCATCATGAAGATGTGCAGGTTTGTGTTCACTGTGGTGGCGGTCAGACGTAGCTGGTTGGCGTCCATCAAGGACTTGCCTCCCATGGCCGACACGGTCTTCGCACTGGATACGGAATCGGTAGCCGATAGGGCGCCGTTGAGGGTCACGGTAGCCCCACTCTGTGGATTCCAGGTGTTCGAGTAGATGTAGTCAGCCTGGAGCCTGATACCAGACTTCCTCTGCGGAGACCTGCTGGATGGTCCCGGCAAAGGCGTTCATGTTGCCCAGCTTGTCGGCCTCGGTCTTCGCACGATCCGCCTGGGTCTTGGCGCTGGCGGCAGAGGTTGCAGCGTTGGACTCCGAGGTGGCGGCATTGCTTGCCGAAGTGGCAGCAGCACTGGCCGAACCAGAGGCATTGCTTGCCGAAGTGGCAGCAGCACTGGCCGAACCAGAGGCATTGCCTGCCGAAGTGGCAGCCTGGGAACGAGAGGTTGCAGCGTTGGACTCCGAGGTGGCGGCATTGCTTGCCGAAGTGGCAGCAGCACTGGCCGAACCCGCAGCAGCGTTCTTGGAGGTATTCGCGGCAGTTGCGGAGTTCATCGCGCTCGCCGCCCAAGCCTTCTCCTGGCGGAGGGTCACAGCGTCACCATCGTCGACGGCATCGCCGAGGTTCACGAGACGGCGGGCCCGAGCGTCCAGGTTGCCGTCGTTGTTGACTGCAATGGTGTCGGCGGTCAGGTCACGGGCCTCTTCTGCGATGTGCAGGGCCTGGATCTGGGAGACGTTCAAGTCGTAGGCCTTGAGGATAGAGCCGTCCTGGAAGTCCACCAGGCGTTCAGTCGCGGAGGTCACTCGGCGGATCTCGATGAGGTTGAATCCATCGGAAACGGCCCAGGCCTTCGTGGTGGTGATCATGCCGGTTTGGCTGAAGCGGTAGTCGGTATTTAGGATCAGCTCCTTACGGGTCGCACCGATCAGGGTGACGACAACGAACTTCCTGGAGAGGTACTCGAA